GCTACCGACCTTGATCCCGCCCAGGACGGTGGCGCTGGCGGTTGGCAGCGTGTACGACGGCCCGGCCGGGCCGGTGGCCCCGGTGGCACCCACGCCGCCTGGTGCAGCTGCTGCCGACGCCGACACGCTGATGGCCGTGGCGGCCGCCACGTTGGCGACGACAGTGTCGCCGGTCGTCGCAACGACCGACGGTCCAGCCTGGCCGTTGACGGTGACGGTGACGCTCACGGGATCCTCGCGGTGAACGCCCCGGAAAGTACGGTCTGCGTGTAGCCGGCCGTGTCGGTCCAGCGGAAATACCACCGGTAGCCGACCGCCGCACTGAGGGCCGCCGTCTGCGTCTCGGTCAGTCCGATGTTCAGCGTGCCGCCCGTCAGCGAGACGGTCGAGATCGTGAACGTGGCGGCCGTCGAGCCCATCGTGTACGCACCGGCCCCCATCGAGCCGTCTGGATTGGCGAACGTCGGGACGAACACCCGAGACTCAAACGTGTAACCGGTCAGGTTGATCGGCGTGGTGCCGGTGCCAGCCTTGAACGCCAGGCCGACGTTCAGTTCGTCGCCGGCCACGAACTCGATCGACATGTCTGCCGGGATTTGCTGGAACGACGTGGCCACGCGCGAGCTCCGGAGGGCGGATGCTCACGATTGTTGGGAACCGTGTTTATCGGTCAACATCGCTGGAAACGCCAATCCCAAGCCTGTAGCCCACTTGATTTAGGGCCTGCTGACGCTGCTTGCAGCCGCAGTCGCCAAACACGCCAGCCACCCTGTCCTTGGTGATTCCGATGGCCTCCAGCCCGGCGGCCACACGGTCTCCAAGGCCGGGCCTCCAAGTTCCGCAGACTTGCCGCTCGTTGACACGCGGAGCACCGCATGTGACACAGCGTTCGTCGGAAAAATGGCACAGAATCACAGCGTCATGCTGACGCCAATTTGCGTCAGGCTTCCTTGAGTCGTGTTATTCGGTCCATACGGTGCCGTCCAGAAACCGTTGACAAACCGATACGGCGGCGAATACGCGCCGCTTACTTGCGACGTACTACCAGACACTGATGTCGCCGATTCGTCGATAGTTGGGACCACCTGCGCCGCCATGACTCCGTACTGGTAGCACTTGTACCAAGGCTGTGGAGTGTAATTGCATTGCGTGTTCGCCCAATTTAGCGTGGAGGGCCAAGTTGGGTTCCCGCTGGCGTAATCGCTCGACAGAACGAGTTGATCCACAAGGTCGGTTGCGGTCGTGTACGACTCTTGATTGAGCGACACAGATGTGGTCGTTCCCGATGGACTGTATGTGCTCGCCACTTGCCATATGTAGGGCGTTGTTATGTACAGCGGGTTGTACGCTGGATTGAAATTGCTGATGCCGTTTAGCGACAGTTGAGCGGTGATCGACAGACCGCAGTTTGTGCCTGGCCACTTGGCGTTTGCAGAACCTACGCTGACGGTTACCTGAGCTTTCCACTCTGGCGCGATGTTCACAAATTGCACTGCAGATGTCGGGTTGTACGACATGTCCAGGGCCATCTGAATGGTTTGCGGCGGTGGCTCTTGCTGCTTCCAGACGTAAGCGTTCCAGTTGCGAGACGGGCGAGATATGTACCGATCAAGAAACGACACAGACTCTTGGTAGTAGATTCCGCTTCCTTGCCATGTCATCGTGCAGGAAGCCGACCTGAGCGCGTTTATGATCGTCGTGATTTGAGACGACGTGCATGACTGCGACGAGGAGCAGCATGGGCTGCAAGGGCTGCCAAGCATTTCAGCACTCCGCAGCAATCAGGATCCACTCGCCGCCGGCGTATGCGATGGCGCACGACTTGGTGCCCGTGCCGGTCAGGCTGGCAAAATAGTTCGTCGCCGTGTACGTCACGCTCGACAGCACGCCGTCGGTGACGGTGGCCGTGGCACCCTTCGCCCACGAGCCCGAGAACGTGCCGCGCACGATCTCGGTGCCGTCGCTGCCGGTCCGCATCGGCGGCGTGGCCATGTCCTTGTTCCCGCGCTCGTACGCCAGGACAACGGCGGCGATACGCTTTGCCGTCGCCGGCGTCAGCGACACCTTCCGGCCGGATTGTCGTGGCGGCTTGGCCATTAGCTGGGCGTCCCGAACACGGAGAAGTCGGTTTCTTTGTACAGGTGGAACGTCAGCGCATCCGGGGCACTGCCGGCCGCTTTGGCCACGCCGCTGGCCAGGGCCACTGGCGACTTCACCGGCTTCTTGTCAGCTCCAAGAATTGCGGCCCGCTTGGTGCCGCTGGCCGACGGCGTTCCGTCGCTGGTCACAAGCTGATTGAATCCCACGTCCCAAGGTCTGAAATCCCACGTCTCGGGCCGGTAGGAAAACTCCCACACCACCTCCCAGTACGGTTTCGTGTCGGTCTCGCTGCCGGACACAGTCAGCTCTTTCTTGTTGGCAGACCGGAACGCCACCTTCCACGTCCTGGCGGCCGACGAGTTCCACGAGCTTGAGTTGACCGTGTTGCTCTGCGCCACGGCCGTCGACGACCAGGTCAGGTCGGTGTACGCCTTGGTGAGCGTCAAGGAAAAGTCAGACGCCTCGCGCTCGGCACCCTCTAACGGGTCCTTGGCGCTGTTCACGATCAGGGCGTCGTCCTTGTCCTTGAAAAGCGGGATCGTGGTCGTGGCCCCCGACGCCGCCCAGCAGTCGGTCGGTAGGCCCGTGGACGGGTTCGGCTTGTTCTCGACCGGCGGGATGTAGTAACGCACCGTCACGCCCCACACCATGCCGTCGCCGGATTCCTCCGTGCAGTCGAATTCCATGGCCTTGTGGCTGGTGAAATCCGGGTAGCCGTCCCCAAACTTCACGCCGGGGGCCTGGCAGATCTTCACGCGCGACGTCAGCGGCGAGTCGACGCGGATGATCCATTTCCGGGTAAACGTGAACGACTCGCCGAACTTGCCGGAGACGCCGGTGCCGCGGGCTGTTTCAAGGACTGCAGCGATTGCCATGGGTCATGCTCCGGCGAAAACGGCCAGCTCCTCGACGTCGCCTTCGGACAGATCTTCGTGGATGCGTTGTAGGACCTCGAGCTGCTGCTCCTGAACGTCGCCGCTGGCGCCACGCATCAGACGGAACATCTCGGCCATGCCTTCCTTCGACCGGCTGTCGGTTGCCTTGAGGGCCTCGGTGGACGGGCCGGTGAACAGTGCTTCTTGAATTTTGTCTGGCTTTACCTTTGACCTCGTCGCCTCGTTGGTTGCGGCGGCGTTTTCGCGTGCAGCCTTGAGTGCGTCGGCCAACGTCGACGACACCGGACCGCGCTGCGCCGTCGCAGCCGGCCCGCCTTCGCCGAACGCACGCTTGAAGTCTTCGCCGGCGGCTTTTCCACCGTCTGTCATCGACTGAAACAACGACTCGTTGAAAGCGTCAGCGCCCTTGATGAAATTGTCGACGCCCAAGTCGACGCCGACTCGCTTTGCCAAGAAATCAGCACCTTTGAGAAGCGCCGTGACTGGCGCCGTGAGACCAACGATTCCGGCGGCCAGGACAACCTTAAACGCATTGCCAACTCCAGACAGGAACGCCGCTGTACGCTGCCCAAGGTCAAATACGTTGAACCATTGCACGCCCACTGATGAAACAAACTCCCAGACCGACGACAAAGACGCGATGAACGAGTCGGCAATCGTCGCCAGGAACTCGGCCCCGGCGATGATTCCATCGCCGATGAACTGGCCGATGTTGGCGCCTCCAATTCCACCGACAAGGTTCGTGAACGTGTCAGCAACGCTCTGGACGGCAGGGGCCAGATAGGCCACGACCTGCTGCACGACACCTTGGATTGACGCATACGCTCGCGTAAATGCGTCGTTCATGTTCTCAACAGAGACGCCTTGTTCGTCGGTCAATGCCAGGCCGAACTTGTTGGCCTCGTCGACTGCCTTGCGGATTGAACCGGCTCCGCCCTCAAACAGCGGCAGCAAGTCCGCGCCGCTCTTTCCGAACAGCCCAATGGCAGCTCGAGCACGCTCGGCCGGCGACGGCAACTCGGCAATCGCGTCGGCCATCATCTGGAATCGTTCCGCGGGCGTCTTGTTCTGCAGGTCGTCGACAGACAGCCCGACGCCAGCCAGGGCCTTTTGGGCCAACGACGAGCCTTGAGCGGCTTTGACGAACGCCACGTCGGCCTTTGTGGCGGCCTTGCCGATCGTCTCCATCGACACGCCGGCAAGATCGCCGGCCAGACCGAGACCAGCCAGCTCGCCGTACGTTAGCCCAAGTCGACGCGACAGCTTGCTGGTTTTGTCGATAGTCTCCGCCTCGCCCTTGGCCATGTTGACAAACGACCTCGCGGCAGACGACGCGGCAGACGCCACTTGGCCAAACAGCTGAGCGCCTTGGATGGCTGCCAACAGCCTCATGCCGGACCGAACGCCAGCCACGTCTCCAGCCAGCTTTTTGAAAGACGAAGACGCTTCGTTGACGCCAGCCTTGAGGCCGGCTGTCGACGCCGTAAAAACGGCCGACACCTTTCCGATCGTTGCAGCCATTTACGTGTTCTCCTGCATCTGCTTGGCGAACGCCGGGATTTTTGAGAGCTCGGCTCGGATGTCGTCGATCGTCTGCGGCTTTTCCCTGTACGACGGCAAGAACCGCTCCTCGGCATTCGGGTCTGGCTTCGCGCCAAACGCCGCCGCGGTGATCAGCGCCGACCGTGCGGCCATCCGCCACGGATCGCCGAACGGCGCTACCCTCCAGGCCGCCATCCACATTTTTAGTTGTCGAACCGTCAGCCGTTTTTTCCAGCCCTCCACGTCCCAGATTCCGAGCTCGGCGGCCAGCCGGTAGAGAAAAACCTCATCCGGCCGGCTTCTCAGTTTTTTTCCAGTTCCTCAATTTCTTCGTCGGTAATCATCAACAGCTTCTGTCCGGCCAGCCAAATCTCGTGCAGCGCCTTGGCGTTCTTCTTGCCGAGACGCACGACGTCGGCATCGCTGGTAAACAGCCGCTTCCCGTCGGCATCGCACAGCAGCAGGCTGGCCAGCTTGGCCCGCCAGCTCGCCCGCTTGCCCTGATTGGCGGCGCAGTAGATTTCCCAGTCGTCCCGGATGTCTGCCGTCGGGTCGAGGAGGTAGACGTCCTTTCCCCACGCTTTCACGTGCAGCAGCATTGGTGGCTTGAGGTCGTCCAGGGCGAGCAGCTCGTCGGCGGTGAGTGGCATGAAGTCTCCTATGACGTGAAACCTGTGAATTGAAAAGTGGCCGTCCACTGACGCACCTGGCCAACCGAAAATTCGGCCTGCAGGTCGGAGCAGAACGCCTGACCAGAAATTTGTCCGTCTGGCCACGAAAAGACGAGCGTGCCAGGCCCGCCGACATCGTTCCTGGCCAGATCTGCCGACCCGAGAAACCTGCACTGCATTGTTCCCGGCTCAATACTTGTGCAGTTGTATTGCTTCAGAACCCGTGCGTTTTGACCACTTCCGATCACCGGAGACCGCATGGACGTAACTTCTTGAACGCTGCCTGCGGCGAACGCCGGCGACACGTCTTGCAGGACGCCCAGCTCGAGGCCGTTGAAGTACAGCGTGGCGCCTTGGCTGTCTGGAACGTTTGGCATTGATCACCTCATGGGCGATCAGCCCGTCATCTTGAACGACGCGGTGCCTGAGATCAGTTCGCCGACCTGGGCAGTGAGCTCGAAGTCCTCACAGAATGCGTTGCCCGAAATGCTCAGCGTAGAGCACGAAATCGCGGCC